CAACAGCATTGTTATTGATTGATGAAACTTTTGATTCAATTTTAGATATTGATTTCTCTACAAAAAGAAGTTGTGCCATCATGGCACTGTCTAGATCTTCTTTTTTAATTAAGTCCTTTATCTCACTCTTGATCTCATTTATTTCAATGGATACATTTTCTACCTTCTCAAGATTATTCTTAAAACTATCAAAGGTAGAAGTGAAATCTGTTAATGATTGAATATGATTTAAGTTTGATTTAAACGCATCAAATGCCTCTGAGACCTGTTCTATTCTTTCGGGAGACGCAGAAATATATTCCTCTTTAACTTCATCAAGAGGAGTCTTCTTAGTATTCCCAAAAAAGTCTGAAGGCTTCTTTAATGCCACGTCTAATATATCTCCTGTATTTTATTATTTATTGTCCTCTTTTAATCCATTTTTGAGCATTTTTGCTAGTTCTGCAGTGGACCCAACGAACAGAGCATTGTTGACTGTAGATGGCCCCTTTGCTTGTTTCTCCTCTTCTACATCCTTGAGTTTTTTCTGTAAATCTAATAATTTATCTGTTGCATCAGCAACGTTCTTAATTAATTGACCTGCAACTTCATATGCTCTAGGCATCTCACTTTCTTGAGCAAGTTCAAGGACACCATTTAACGCTTCTTGGCCTTTTTCGATTATACTATATAGATTCCCTCTAGTGTATTCATAATCCTTTTTCACATCATCTGAATTAGATTTTACAGTATCCAACTCTTTATTAACAACTTCTGCTTTCACAATGTCATCTGAGACATTAAAAGTTTCATTGAGATCGTCAAAATTTTTGGGCATCATACAAATCCACCATCAAAACCGAAGTTGTCACCATCTTCAATCAAGGCACTATCAGCACCGATAGGGCCATAAGTTGGTGTTGAAGTTTCTGTGTAGTCAATTCCCTTGACTTCCGCACCAGCAACATGCTTCTCTGCCTTTGTATTATCTCTTCCTCTATCAACAGTGAGTTTATTGCCAGTTTTTGATCTCACAAATAGTTCTTCGTCACCAATAAAGATGTACTTGTCTGCTTTAATTCCTGTTGCATCCTCAACTTGAATTGTTTTTGCAGTTGCAGTGATATCTGCTGCAAGAGTAGTAACAACGTTATCTGTGTAAGACTTAAGTGCTCTTGCTGTAGCAGAGTAAGTGATTTCTCTTCTGGTGTTTGATGTGTCTGTTCCAGTAAGATAACTGACAGTAGACCTTTTGATAATATCTTTGGATGCGGAAGAAGATGGTCCAAACAGATATGTTTTGGCGGTAAATCTTAAAGTATAAAATAAAACTCTTCTAGACGAAAAGTCTCCTTCATAATCGTCTTGCATCGTAACGCTTTCCAAGACAATTGGAACATCTCTCTTTTCTCTAATTTGATCAACCAATTCAATAGTTAAATTGTATGATGGTTGGAAATATGGTAAAATCTGTTCTACAATTTGAAGGGCATCATCATTTAATTTTGTATAGATGCTCAACTCAAACTGCATATTGTATGGAACTGGCATGAACGTTTTTTTAGTTTCCGTTCCATTATCTTTATCTTTAGCTACAAAAGTCTGTGTAGTACTAACTTTTCTGCTAGGGTCATATGTTAATCCAGTAAACTCAAATGACATCCTCGGCAAAGTAATTGCCATTGGTTTGTTGAGGTCTGGAGACTGCTCAATTCTTGCCAGAAATTTTTGTGTGGGACCATAAGCCAATGGGATTCTAATAACAGATTCCTCCTGCTGGATCTCAATAGAATTGAAAAGAGTTCCAAATCCAATGATGGTTCTTCTCAGAATTTCGTTGTAAAAATATTCAAACATGATTAAACCTTAAGTTTATTAGTCCCAACAATATTATTATTTAGGGAATGCCAAATGGGTTCTGTTCACTAAAGTCAAGGATAGAATCTGCAGCAGTTTCTATATCAAAGTTGTCTGCATAAGGATCGCTATCGACAGTCTTATCAATAACTCTTAATGTACGTGTAGCACCAGAAGTTGCTCCTGTTAACGTTTCTCCTCTAGTAAACGAACCAGAAATATTTGCAACTTCTAGAACATTAGTGCTTGTATTCCAAGATCTAACCCTTGCAGTTGTTCCACTAGAGGATCCTGTTACTGTTTCATTGAACACAAAGTTTCCAGTATTTGTTCCACTGGTTGGTGCTGCGATAGAAATCGTTGGTGCTACAGAGTATCCAACACCTGTATTTGTCAGGTAGATGTTGGTAATGGTTCCTCCTGCACTAACAACAGCAGTTGCTGCTGCTCCAACAGTTGTTACACCAGCCTTAAATACTTCGTTAGTAAACGTAATTACTGGATTAGTTATATAACCACCACCAGGGTTTGTAATCGTTACTATTCCTACAATGTCGTCTCCAATAACTGTAGTTGCAGCAGCACCAGATCCAGTTCCGTCAGTGGTACTGAATGTAACTGTAGGTGCAACCGTATAACCAGATCCTGGATTTGCAACATTAACTGCTTGTACGGATTGCAATCTGGGATTGGCATTTAAATTGCAAACATTGATTCCTCCAATCATCGTTGCAATACCAACAGCAGTTACTCCTCCAGATGGAGCAGCACCAATATTAACTGTTGGGACCATACCATAACCACCACCTCTATTGGTCACTGTAAACGACCTCACACCCCCGTCAACGAGACCTGTGACTGCGGTAGCATTAACTGCCGTTCCAACCATCGTGAGGGTCTGTGTGATGCCTTGTATGGTGCTGATACCATCATCAGTCAGTCCATCAGATTCGTCTCCAAGGAGTTCATTATCGATATCGTCAATTCCAGTATCGATAACCTCATCCTGATAGCGGAAGAGTTCACAATACAACTCATAAACATAAAGGTTTTGAAGTTGATAATATGGTTTTGCATATTCGATGTCTTTAATTTCATAAAGACGATCATCAAGTGGGAACCAAATTAAATCTCCACCCTTAGGTCTAGTTGACAGTTTTATGTTTGACTTCCCCTGAATCAAAGGAGTTATATAGTTTTCATATCTCTCTCTAGAGATAATAAGTCTTACCTCGTCTTTTGATTCAATACCAAACTTCGATAGAACATCTCCTGCTCCAGAATATGCATCATAATTATCTACATATGCCTCAATAGGTAGAGCATTATCAAATTTAGATTGAACAACTTCTCTTATGACAGTCTTTTCTGCCATATACTTTCTTGGAATGTAATAGATGTCAACACCATACATTCTCAACTGTTCGTTGATCAACTCCTGAACAAGATTTTGTTCAGATTTAGTTCCTTGAGTAAAATATGGATTTAACATCAGCCTATCATGTCAAAGGGTGGAAGTTCGTAGGTATTTGACATGACTTCTTTAATCTTATCTAATTCTTTTTCTGCATCATCATAAATTTGTCTTCCATTTAGTTCAACTCCACCAGGAAGTTTTACTCCTTGGAATTTAATTAGATTTTGTCCCCACTGTCTTTTAATAAGAGCAGTCAAATATCTCTTGACAAAAGAATCATTATATACTCTTGTATAATCATTAGGATCTAAAAGTCTGTAGCAGTCAATAACAATATAATCGTCAACTGTAACACTTCCCCAGTCAATATCAAGATACAATCTATCTTGTCTTTGATTAAATCTAATTTGTTTTTGTGTAGTCAATGCAAAATCGATATCCTCAAGATATCTCTTTGTCATTGCATAGGTTAATATTTCTGTCGATCCAAAGTAGTAAATATCGTTCAGGAATAGTTGATACTTAACACTAAACATATTATTTGTTGTAGTGTTTGATCCATCAAAGTGGAAAATCTTTGAAATTCCTATAACATGTGGTGGAATCTGTAAATAATTACTGTTTTCTTCGTAGGAGAAGGTGGTTGCAGTTCCTACGATGGTAGCATTTGCGGTGGTAGTTACGATACCGATAGGGTTACTACTAGCTCTTCCTTTACCCCTATCAATATCCTCTTGAGTAACCTTATACTTCAGGAATGTCTGGGTTACTCCGTCAAAATGTCTTTCATGAAAATACTGAAGTGCATCATCAACCAAGTCATCAATTTGCTCATCCGCAACATTGATCTCCAACACAGGAGCACCAAGTTGCCTCTTGCAATAGTTGATTAAATCTGTCCTACTTGCTGGTTGAGCCATTTATTCACTAGTTTCCTAAGAGTATTTATTCTACTATAATTTGACCTTGAACTAGTCTTACAGTTTGCAGTTCAGAATTAACATCTGCACCAGGTTTAAATTCCAAAGTTGATACAGCATCATAAAAATACCTACCTATGGATAGGTTTGATGTTTGAACATCTGTTAGAGATAATGTAATAACTCCAGAACCTGTAAAAGTAGAACTAAATGTTCCTGCAAAAGAAACATTTTCAAAATTTTGTTTGAATTTAGACGTTACTTTGCATGAAGCAAATCCAGTAAAATTAACTCCAGCACCGGTATTTTTATCAATAATAGTAAAAGACTGTTCATAATCAACTCCTTTTGGAATGATTATATCTTTTTCTATTGTATCTACATTTACTAATTGTTTTGCCATTAGATTATCCCTGTAAATGGTTCAAGCCAATCTTCAGCAGAATTTGATTCTGGATTTATTTCAATTCCAGCAGTCGAGCAGTCAGATAAAAATTTATCATATGATGCTTGAACTGTTGATAACTCCATACTACCAGAAACATCAACAAACAATCCAATTCTAGTATCAACTCCTGTTTGAAGTCCTACTATTCCAAACCAATCAGATCTATTTGCAGAATTGCCTTCATCTCTATTTACACCCTGAACTAATCTACCATCACCAAATCCACTAGCATACACTGCTTGAACTGCGTTAGTCATTAACTCTGATGTAATAGCAATGCCTGTAGAAGTTGGTTGAAGAATATAATGCTTTCTTTCAGGAAAAGATGCTCTCCATTCTTGCCACTCATTAACCGAAACTGTTGCGCCATCATTAGATTCGTCAATGACCGCAATACATTTTATGTTTTCTCCAATATCAGATTCAGTAACTCCTACGTCTACATTAATATCTCCACTAACAATTCTTGTCTTTTTTGTTGTTGATTGATTAGTTACATCTATTTCATAAGTATATCTTGGAGAGTTTTTATTGAAGTTTGTACTGACCCCAGCAGTAACTATAGCCGTCACAATTCCAGAACTTCTACCCTCTGTATTAAATCCAAGATTAATTGTATCGGTTGCTGTCAATCCTGCACCAGAATGTTTCTTTATCGATCCAGTAAATGCATATCCAGTCAAATTAATAGCAGTATCTCCAGCACCAACTACCCTAAATCCAAAAAAATTATCCGAGTATTGATTAGCATCAAAATTTACTCTTGATGTTGATCCAAGATCATCGAATTGAATTTTTTTATTGGACATTCTATTATCCTATAATT